TGGGAAATGAGAATCTGAATAGGAAAAAGAGGATTTTTTGTTATCATCTTGTAGAGACAGGGAATCCATATGAAGCTTTTTCATTGGCAAATATGAAAGATGAAAAGGAAAGTATTCCTAAACTCATGCTTGACGATTCTATTAGAAACGAAATAGCAAAGATTTATGAATATAAGAAGCAAAGTCTTTCTATGAAAGCGGGAATCGGATATGAGCGTCTAGCATTTGGAGAAATTTTTGATTGTGTAAAGCTTATGTTCATAAAAGACATAGATGATTTCCAATTAAGTAATATGAATCTTTTTAACATTTCTGAGATTAAAAGGTTAAAAGATGGAACAATGGAGATTAAATTTTTTGATAGAATGAAAGCTCTTGAAAAACTTGAACAAATAGAATCAAGAAAATCAAATAGTGAAATTCTTCCATTTTATTCTGCTCTTGAAAACGGAATAGGAAATTTAATAAGCAAAGAAAAAAATGAAAGTTGAGAAGTTATCTCTTAAACAATCATTGGTTTTATCATGGTGGTTAGACAATTACAAAGGAAAATATGATTCGATAATTTGTGATGGAGCAATAAGAAGTGGAAAAACTTTTTGTCTTGGAATTTCTTTTATTATTTGGACATTCTATAAATTCAACAACAAATCATTTGCAATATGTGGAAAAACTATAAAATCTATAAAAAGAAACTTTTTGTTTCCTGTGTTAGACTTTCTAAAAAATCTAGGATTTCAATGTGAATTAAAAATATCTGATAATACGTTAATTGTTTCGTATAAGGATAGAAAAAATTATTTTTATATTTTCGGAGGAAAAGACGAATCGTCAGCATCATTAATTCAAGGATTAACTCTTTCAGGAGTGTTATTTGATGAAGTAGTATTAATGCCTCGAACATTCGTAGAACAGGCTATTGCAAGATGCTCAGATGAAAATGCCAAATTCTGGTTCAATTGTAATCCCGAGAGTCCTTCTCATTGGTTTTATAAAGAGTGGATTCTCAAAAAAAAAAGAAAAAAATGCATTGGTAATCAATTTTTCAATGTATGATAATCCTTCTCTCTCAAAAAAAGTAATAGAAAGATATAAACGCATATATTCAGGAAGTTTTTATGAGAGATTCGTAGAAGGAAAATGGTCTTCTCAAGCAGGATTAATTTATCCATTTATGACTAATATGAATTTTTTCTGCAATGTTCCAAACGTTGAATTTTCAGAATATATAATCTCTTGTGATTATGGAATAGTTAATCCAACTTCATGTGGAATTTGGGGAAAATATAAAAATTCATGGTACAGAATAGATGAATATTATTACGACTCAAGAACAGAAGGAAAAACAAAAACTGATGAAGAACATTATCAATCAATAAAAAAATTAATAGGAAACAGGAAAATAAGATTCTTTATAATAGATCCTTCTGCAGCGAGTTTTATATCTTTAATTCAAAAAAATAAGGAATTCACAGTCATTCCTGCCAAAAATAATGTTTCTGAAGGAATTCGCCTTGTTATTGAATCTTTAAAAACAGAAAAAATAAAAATATGTAAAAATTGTGTAGATTCTATAAGAGAATTTTCCTTATATAAGTGGGATGAAAATAAAAATTACGATGTTCCTATAAAAGAAAATGACCATGCAATGGACGATATAAGATATTTTGTAAGTACAAACACATTTAAGTGTTATGATGATTCCTTTTTAGTTATGTCTTTAAAAAGATGAAAGGAGTAAAAATTGAAATTTTTTAAAAAAAAGCAGAACCATGAAATTTCAGTTCAGACTGCTATTTCGAAAAAAAAGACTCATCCATTTGATATTATAGATAATTATGATCCTTTATCTAAATTTAAAATAAATCTATATTCAACAATAAAAGAAGCTATTCCAGTTATAGATGCTGCAATCTCTAAACTTGTTAGATTAATAGGAACATTCAAAATTGAATGTGAAGATAAAGATGTCGAATTTGAGATAAACAAATTTTTGCAAAATGTAAAAGTGGGATCATGTTCAACCGGAATAGATAGTTTCATATTTGTGCATTTAAATCAATTATTGACTTATGGAACTGCTATAGGAGAGATAATTCCTAATTCAAAATTTAATGACATTGCAGCTTTATATAATGCGTCATTAAGAAATATATCTCTTAAATCTGATAATGGATCCCTTAATTTAAAAATCTATAAAAAATTATCGAATGGAGAATTGAAAGAAATAAAGTATCCTGAACTAATAGCAATATCAGTATTAAATCCTGATCCTGAAAGTTTATATGGAAATTCTATTTTAAAAGGATTGCCCTTTGTCAGTGGAATTTTATTAAAAATCTTTGCAAGTATAGGAAACAATTGGGAAAGAGTAGGAAATGCAAGATTTGCAGTAACTTATAGTCCTCCTAAAGATGCAAGTGAACAAATGTATACAAAAGAAAGAGCAGAGAATATTGCATCTGAATGGAGCAAAGCTATGAAAAGTGAAACTCCTACAGATTTCATAGCAATAGGAGATGTAGATATAAAGGTTATAGGAGCAGACAATCAGGTTCTTGATAGCAAGACTCCTGTAAGACAAATTTTAGAACAAATAGTTAGCAAACTTTCTATTCCTCCATTTTTATTAGGTCTTTCATGGAGCACCACAGAATCAATGTCAGTACAACAATTGGAAATTCTAAACAGTGAACTAGAATCTTATAGGAGGATATTGAATCCTGTCATAAACAAAATTTGCAATATGTGGATGCAATTTAAAAGATTAGATTTAAATTTTGAAATAAAATGGTGTTCTATAAACTTAAAAGATGAATTAAGATTAGCAAATACTCGATTGTTAAAGGCAAAAGCTCGAGAAATAGAATTAAAAAATGAATCAAAGGAGAATTGATATGAAAGAAGGACTTGTTATTCCTGCTCCAGAAAATGTTTCTGATGAAGATATAAAGTTAATAAACAAATTTACAAAAAGAGAATTAAAAAAAGATGAAGTATATGTATTTTCTATGATTCTTTGTGATAACGAAATAGACAGAGATTATGAAAGATTCACAAATGAATCATTGGAAAAGTTATCTAATCTTTTTGTTGGAAAAACAGGAATTTTTGATCATGATGCAAAATCTAAAAATCAATTAGCAAGGATATTTTCATGTAGAACTGAATCTTTAAAAAAGAATAATTCATTAGGAGAAATATATTCTAGACTTTTAGCAAAAGCTTATATTCCTAGAACGAAAAGCAGTGAAGATATAATTTTAGAAATAGATTCAGGAATAAAAAAAGAAGTAAGTATTAGATGTCTCGTTGAAAATAATATTTGTAATATATGTGGAAGAAATTCAAATTCTTGTATTCATAAAAAAGGTAAAAAATATCTCGTAGATGGGAAGGAAGTATTATGTCATTATATATTGGACAATCCTTTAGATGCTTATGAATGGTCATTTGTAGCTATTCCTGCTCAAGTTTCTGCAGGAGTAATAAAGAACTTTTCGAATAATAAATCTGAAAATTGTTTTGACATAATAGAAAAAATGAAATCTGAATTTAATAAGAAAGGAATGCAAGATCTGTTTAGAAAAGTTCAAAAAATAGAAAATGATGTAAAAATAGGACAAAATTATGTTACTGAATTGCGAGATGAAGTTTTAAAATATTTTTCATTTTTAGAACCTCAAATTGAGAATTCAGTAATAGAAAAAATGATTGATTCTCTTAATTTCAACGATTTACAAAAATTACAGAAAATATTTAATGGTAAATCTTTTTCTTTAGTTAAATCACAACTTGCGACAGAGAATCATGAAGACTCATATAGGCATTCAGAATTTAAAATTTAAGGAGAATAAAATGGATTTTGATAATATAAAGCTTGAAAAAGGAATGTATAATGTTTGTAATAAAAGTTTCACAAATGTGTTAGAGGAATTAGATCCTTCAGAAAAATATAAAGGAACAAACTTAGAGGGATTAGATGCTTATCAGCGGCAACTTAAAAGATTTGGTATTAAGGTAAGTGGTCCAAGATGCGATACTGTTGAAAAATTTTTCTCTTCTGCAGATTCTTCTGTATTGTTTCCCGAATTTATAGCAAGAGCGGTAAAACAAGGAATTCATTCTAATGATGTTTTACCATATATTACCGCTGCAAGAACTACTATTGACGGAATAGATTATAGAACTATTACTTCTAATTTGGAATCTAGTACAAGCAAAAAGAAAAGTACGAGTAACTTAGAAGCTTATCCGATTTCTGAAGGAGGAACACTTCCATCTGTATCAGTTACTACCAATTCGAACTTGGTTCATTTATTAAAGCATGGACGAGTATTATCATCAACTTATGAGGCATTAAGATTTCAAAATTTGGATGTTTTAGCGGTTATTCTCAGAAAAATAGGAGCAGATATAGTTAATGAACAGCTTGAAGATGCTATAACAGTTATTAAATCAAATTTAACTCCTACTAATATTCAAAGTGTTTCTTATGCAGAACTATTACAATTGTGGGCATCTATAAAGCCTTATCATATGAATGTCATAATAACAACTTATGATGTAGCAAGACAAATTTTAGCTCTTGATGAAATGAGAGATTCTAATGCAGGATTGAATTTCCAGGGAACAGGTAAAGATATTACTCCTGTTGGAGCTAAATTAATCTGTAGCAACTCAGCAGGTACTAATACTATTATTGGATTAGATAAAGAATGTGCTATTCAAATGATTCAATCAGGAGATGTAACAATAGATTATGACAAAGTTATAGATAGACAACTAGAGAAAGCAGCAATCAGTGTTACTGCAGGATTCTCCAAAATTTTCTCTAACGCTTGTAAATCTCTAAAAATAGTTACAACTGCATAATAATGTTTGATATAGCAGATGTTATTAAACGATTCTCGCAATTATCAGGATTATCTGAACCACAAGTAAATTCATGGATATATATTTGCGAGGATTCTATATCAGAAATAAAGTCTCAACTTAGAGATGGAGTATCAGAACAGGAAAACACTGAAAAATTAAATTCTGCAGCAGCAGCATTAAGTTTCTACAAATATGTATTATGCACATCTATAAAAGATGATCTTGATCCTGAAAATCAATATATAAGCAATCCTTATACAAAATCTCTAGCATTGGATCTCTGGCAAAAGCACAAAGATAATATCTCTAGCCTTCTGAAAGATGATAAATTTCTTTTCAAAACAGTTTAGAAAGCCATGGTATTCTACTGTATAATTTATGGCATTACAAAAT